ACGAGTCATTTCTGCTTCGACTAGAGCTTTAATATCGTCGAATTTAAGACCTTTTAAAGTATTAAGAGCATTTACTTTCGCCAATTCGACCGCATCGTTAATAATCTTTTTACTTAAATCATTCATTATTTAAATCTCCTTCATAAACATAGCTAAAGCTTCTTGTTTTTCATTATCCATACGATCGTATACGCCTTGACGTACATCGTAGCCTAATCGAGGGCTAATCCATTCGTCACTTTTATTAGACTCGTAGACGCCGACAATTAAGTCATAATCAAAACGTAACGCATCTACCCAGGATAAGTTCCATTCTTCTGTATAACCAGGTACGTATCTTAGAGCTTCATTAAATAAATCGACCACATTACCAGGTCCATATTGTACAGCTCTAGACCAGATAACATCTTTTAAAGCATTAGAATGGTTATCGGCATGGAAACCTTCATTAGCTAAATATCGACATGCTCGATCATAGTATTCGCTTTGAATAAAGTCGTGTTGCATTCTTAAGAAGCCCTCTGGATCAGCTGACGCTAAATACTCCCACTGATTAATGAACTCATCGCTATTAACTTCGTACTGATTTAAACTATTTGCATAATCAGTATAATAACCACCATATGAAATGCCCCATTCTAAGAATGCGTCGACACTACCTACGTTGCTTGCTAATTGATACGCACCATAACTAATACCGCCTAAATCGCCATAACCAGTGCTTACACATCCAGGTCTACCGTTAGACTCGTATGCCGCACTTAAATCGCCTAATGCCATTTGTCTTCTCCTTTACGAATAATTGCAGCTCCACCGATGAAGCCGACTAAACCAGAAGCTATATTCGTCGATAATTCTGTTCGATCCCATAATATCGACATAATTAATGCGACTACGAGACCGCCGACAGCTATTAACTGAACTATCGCTTGTAATTTGTCGTTATTGAACATAAAACCTCGTATTATAAAAGGAGCCCCGTTAAAGGCTCCTTTATTTAAACTATTTAATTTTGTCTCGAAGGGCTTCGAGCTTGTCGGATAAGTTATCGATACGTGTATGACTCAATTTAGTAGATTCCTCTACTATCGAGATACGACGATCGAGTGCTCGGCGATCTTCTCTCGAAGCCTCGATCTGTTTTTGCAATTCTTTATACTGTTCATTGATGTTCTCGAGGATCGCTAACGTCTTCTTTTCGAAGGCTTTACGATCGGCTTGATTATCTTCGATGCTATGAATCGCTTTAATAAAACCACCGATTAACGTTACGATGCCGATAATCGACATAATAATTTCTGCTGTTGTCATAAAGTCTCCTTATTGTTCGTTAAACTCATAATATTATGCCTCCGGAGTACCGTTAGCTGCTAATACTTGTTTTCTAAAGGCTTTAATATCAGAAGTTTGTTGTAACTGTTGTTGTGCTTGTTGAGAGAAGGTTAAATATAATTCAAATGGTTTATTGTCGATCTTATTAACGTCTATCCTAGAACCATCTCTTTCAGTGATTTTGTAGATACATACTTCGATGTTTTTATGCTGCTGACCATTATTATCGATAACATAGTTTACACTAATAAATACGATAAATAACATATAATTTTTAAATAAGTGAACGTAATTACCTGGAGATAAATTTCCATAATACCGTTCTTTATCGTCATAAAATGGAGCATAAATTTCATTATTTGCATAATATACTGGAGCTAAAGAAATAGTATCGACTGTCTTATCGGAGTAGGAAATAAAGCCGATTTTAGACATTTCTCTTAAATTCATCGCTTGAAGCATGATAGATGAGTCTATTAATAAGATCGGAGTTTCTCCAAATGTTCCTACTTTTAACGTAGTCGATTTATTTGTCGGAGCTAAAAAATCGCTTAGATTCTTTGGAATTCTTTCAGAAAAACCGTCAGATTTTAAATAAAGAGTATTATAATCGGCTAGTGGCTGATTTCTGTAGCCTTTTAGCCAGTTGTAAGCATTAACGTCGTTAAAGACTATTTCCTTGCCGTTGCGAAGTCTTAGTTTAAGATTGTCGTTATGACCATTAAATACGACATTAGAGCTATCTTTTGTCGTAAAGCTACGATAAGCTGTTTCTCGAGGGAAATAAGTTCCGTTAGTGATGCCAATGTCGTTATTATAACCATAATTAAAATGACCACGAATATCATTATCTTTAGTAACGCCACCACCGATCTCGACCATCTGATATTTATCAGCTCTAACGGCAGTTTTGTCGCTAGTTCGGACAAGCAGAGCTTCGTTGCCATTTTCATAACGGAACTTATTAACGATATACCAGTCGGGTTCCTTTGTCTTAATTTGCTTAATTTCGTCGGCAAACTTGCTTAATTTACCTTCGGAAGTTACTCCTTTAGCTGTAATAGCTTCTTTAATAGCTTTTTTCTTAGTTTGAATACTATTTACTTCATTAATAATATTTTGCATTGTCATATAGTATTCTCCTTAATCATTAACATTTTTAAAGGCAGTCAATAAAGAATTTATATCGGTAGTATATTGATTCTTTAATACATAATCATTAAGACTTGTTTTAGATGCATAACTGTTTAAATCTGTTTTTTTAGCGTATGTAGTAGAAGCATCTGTTTTAGATAAATAATCATTTAAAGCAGTCTTAGTAGCATAAGCGTTAGCCGCATCGTTTTTACTTAGATACGTAGTGTTTGCGTTAGCCGTTGTTAAATAGCTATTAAGATTTGTTTTAGTGGCATAATCGTTAAGACTAGCTTTAGTCACATACGTGTTAGATGCATCGGTTTTAGATAAATATGTAGTATTAGCTGTCGCCGTTAACACATAATCATTTAAACTAGCCGTCGTAGCATATGTACTAGAAGCATCATTTTTAGACAAGTAAGTATTATTAGCATTAGCTACTGTTAGATAATTAGATAAACTAGATGTAGTCGCATAAGCACCTAAATCAGTCTTTTTAGCATACGCGTTAGCGGCATCTGTTTTACTTAAATATGTATTATTCGCACTAACTGTTGTTACATAATTATTTAAATCGGTTTTCTTAGCGAAAGGAGTTAAGTCGATATTTTCAGCAGTACCAGGAGGACCTTGAATACCTTGTGGACCTTGAGGACCAGGGTCGCCTTTATCTCCTTTATGACCTTGAGGACCTCGTAATGCTTCGAGCTGTTGTTGTGTAAAATCAGAATACTTAAAGGCATCGCCCTTCGGACCTTGTGGACCAGTCGGACCAATCGGACCAGCTTCACCACGAGGACCGGTAGGACCGGTTAAACCAGTATCGCCCTTCTCGCCTCTAAGACCTTGAATACCTTGAGGGCCTTGTAGACCTTGAGGTCCTCTTAATGCTTCGAGTTGCTGCTGCGTAAAATCAGAATATTTAAAAGCATCACCTTTTGGACCTTGTGGACCGATATCGCCACGAATACCTTGTTCTCCACGAGGACCAGTTAGGCCAGTATCACCTTTTGGTCCTTTTAAGCCTTGCAGTTGAGTCGGAGTAAAATCTTCATATTTAAAAGGATCGCCTTTAGGGCCTTGTTGACCTGCTTCGCCACGATCACCTTTAGGGCCTTTGAGACCTTGTAATTGAGTAGCCGTAAAGTCGGTGTATTTAAAAGCATCGCCTTTGTCGCCTTTAGGACCGGTAGGACCTTGAATACCTTGCGCACCACTTAGGTCGATAAAGAATATAAGGCCGGTAGCTTCTTTTAAATAAATTTTAGCGTTATCTTCGTCGTTAGTAGTCGAGCTAATCATAACTAATTTATTTAACGGAATATTATCTAAATCGTCATTCATAGCAGTTAAAGAAGGATACGTTTTAAAGATATCGAAACCTTCACCACGATCACCCTTGTCGCCTTTTATACCAGCTGGACCAGTAGGACCGATTTCACCACGAGGACCGACTTCTCCTTTAGGACCAGGATCACCTTTAGGACCTTGAGGACCGCGTAAAGCGTTAATCTGTTCCGGAGTGAAATCGGCGTATGTGAAAGGTAAACCCATTTGACCAGGATCACCTTTATCGCCTTTAGGTCCAATAGGACCAGTTAAACCCGGGATACCTTGTGGACCAATCGGACCACGTTCACCTTGTACACCACGTTGACCTTCTGGACCTTGAATGCCACGAGGACCTTGAGGACCTTGCTCACCTTTGGGACCGATCGGGCCTTGAGGACCGGGATAACCGGTTTCTCCTCGAGGTCCTTTAATCTTAGCTAATTCTTCTGGTGTTAAATCAGATAATTTAAAAGTATCGCCTTTATCGCCTTTAGCACCTTTAAGAGATACTAACCATTCATCGACGGTACCAGTGAAGCCTTCTTGTTTAGCAATTTCATAAGCCGATAAGCCACGAATCTCTTTGAGGGCTTCTTTAGATAAAACAATATTTCTATCATGGCCACGTTTTAATTTAATCATTGACTACACCCCGCTTTTAATAGCAATTCACCATAACATACTACTTCGTCTTTATCTTCGTGATCTAAACGAATATCGTAGTAGAATGTTTCTTCTTTAACATTATCGTAAGAGAAAACGATAGTCGATGTGCATTCACTGTTAAATAATAGGTCGACACAGTTAGTATCGTTATTAAATTTAGGAGTTAATGTAAGTACGACGCCGCCTTGAGGGTTATTGCGACGTACCTTACACGTTAATACTCCTTCTTGGTAGCGGATAATCTCCTTAGTACTATCATCTTCGACTTGAATATTAAAGACATGGTCGTGTCCTTGATATACGTCTAGATGTAGATAAGGGATGCCGCCGAATCTAATTTGATTCATTATTTAACTCCTTACTCAAAACTATACGTTACTTTATTATATTTCTTACCACTATACGTATAGATTTCGAACGTGTTGTTAGCGACGGCTAATTTATTTCTATAATCTGACATAGTGATATTAGAATCATCATTAACGATTAACTTCTTAAACTTAGGGCAATTTTTTAAACTAAAACTAGTATCGATACCAGGTTTATATTTGAAACCGCCTAGATTTAATTCTTCTAATTCGCTACAGTTTTCGAATGTCATTAGCCCTATTTTAGTCGTAATATGCGATGTTAATTTTCTTAAGCTGGAGCCATTAAAAGCATAATTGCCTATCGTATTTACACGGAAATAAGTATGAAGCGGCTTAATAGTCTTATCATTTTTATATTTATTAATAGGTATAGAGGTTTCTGTAAAATTGATTTGTACGTTATTAGTTGTAAAATCGATAATACCTTTCGTAATTTCTTCGTCGGTAAGGCCTACGCCCATCCCATTACTAATAGCTAATAACATAGCATCGCTATAAGGATGCCCTTTAATTTTCTTAATCTCTTCGGCAAAATCATATAATTTACGACGAGACTGAACGCCTTTTTCTATAATAGCGTCGCCTATTTTTGTAATATGAGTCTCGAACTTCCTAAGTTCGGCTAATACTGATTCGACATGTTGTTCGGGCATATCTAAATACCTCCATTAATTTTCTTTAATTCGTCGATAATTAACTGGAAGTCG